TCTTACCGGAATAATGGATAATCCATTAACAAACGGATAGAAAAAAAATTTGGATAAATTATTAACAGAATTAAAAAATGTTGCAATCAAAACAAACAAAGAGTGGGCAGATAAATTGGGAATTCCACATTCTGCCGCAATCACTTGTGTCAAACCTTCTGGTACTGTTAGTCAGCTTGTTGATAGTGCTTCTGGTATTCATGCCAGGCATAATCCTTATTATATCAGAACTGTAAGAGCAGACAATAAAGATCCTCTTTGCAAAATGATGAAAGAGGCGGATTTTCCAAACGAACCAGATGTAACTAAACCAGAACACACAACTGTTTTTTCTTTTCCAATGGAAAGCCCTAAGGGTGCAATTTGTCGTAAAGATATGACTGCAATTGAACAATTACAACTTTGGACTAAATATCAACAACATTGGTGTGAACATAAACCATCTATTACGGTTTCTGTTAAAGAACACGAATGGTTTGATGTTGGTGCATGGGTGTGGAATAATTTCGATTCAATTAGTGGTATTTCATTCTTACCTTTTAGTGAACATACATATAGACAAGCGCCGTATCAAGATTGTACAAAAGAAGAATATCAAAAACTATTTACTCAAATACCAAAAAAAGTAGATTGGACAAGATTATCTAATTATGAACAGCGAGATTATACGGTAGCATCACAAGAACTTGCGTGTTCCGCAGAAGGTGGGTGTGAAATTGTAGACCTTTAATTGGAGAGAAATGGAAGTCGAATTGGATATAGAATGCAATAATTGTAATGTGAAATATACCATGATTTACGATTCAGATGACATACAAACCAGACAGGAAGAACATGCATTCCATTGTGCTTTTTGTGGAATACTAATGGAACCTTATTATGACGAATTTTTTGAAGAAAATTAAATTTGTTGCAGGAATTGATTATTCATTAACATCGCCCGCAGTATGTGTAGCAAAAATAATTGATAATGAGATTAAATTTGAAAATTGTAAGTTTCATTTTTTGAAACAAAATAAGTCGCATAAATCATTGAGTAAGATATTTGCATATGATTATCCAAAATATACGGATGACATTGATCGATTTAGTAAACTTGCATCGTGGACTGTTGAATGTATTCGATGGTTTGATGGCCGGTAGATAAAGTTTACTTGGAAGATTATGCATTTGCGGCGACAGGTAGAGTTTTTAATATTGGAGAGAATACTGGAATACTCAAAAAACAACTCAAAGAAGCCGGATTCAAATATGATACAATCCCACCCACAGTAATCAAAAAACACGCCACAGGAAAAGGAAATGCCAATAAAGAATTAATGTATGAAACGTTTTTGTCAGAATCACACGTTGATTTGAAGAGTCAGTTATCTCCAAAATCAACCAAAATTTCTAACCCTGTATCTGACATTGTAGATTCATTTTACATTTGTAAGACAGGATTTCACTTAAAGGAACAGTTATGCGAACCCCCAATGAGCAAAACCCTTATCTAGTTGAAACAAAAAATGGACAAACATTGAAATTTAGTAAAATAGATGCAGATAACGAAGCAGTAATTAAACAATTAGATGGTGATGATGTTGAAGTGTATCATGATGGAAAACTCCAATATAAATTACATGGCATTGAACAGGGTAAACTTTTTTAAGAAAGAACTTGACACTTTGGAAATAATTTGTTATAATAATACTATGGAAATAAAAAATGTTTGATAAAATCTTACAGGCGGTTCTAAAGTTTTTTGGAAAGAAAACACCAGAACCACCTACAGAAGAAAATAATGAATCTCTTGAAGCACTTGAAAGAATAGAGGCTCTTGATAAGATTGGAGAATCTACATGAGCATGATGAAGTTTGATGACTCTAAAATAAAAGAAATTCGGAAAAGAAAAGAACAAGGACTTCCATCTCCACCTAGCGGAGATGTGGTTGAACAATCAAAGAATGCAAAGGGTGGAAGTGAGTTAATTTATCAAAGAGTCAAGGAGAGGGTGCCTGATGACCTCTGGAACTACTTTCAAATCATTCTTTCAAGAGTTCGTGAGTATGAAGATAAACCAAAAATTATGTGGTTTCAAGATACTTCATCAGATCCAGAAGTACAGTTTTTAAAAGAAAGATCTCATCGAGAAAAGTTTGAGCGATTTGTATTTCCTTCTGATTGGTCACTTGAAAAATATAATATGGATCTTGATATTGAATATGAAAAAAGTGTTGTTCTCAAGAACGCAATAGAACCAATTCCAGTACATACCAAACCAAAAGACGGCCCAACCAGACTTGCATATATTTCCACACCACATCGTGGACTAGATGTATTGATTGGTGCATTCAAAGCATTGAAATTGGAGAATGTCGAACTTGACATATATTCAAGTTTTAAGATATATGGTTGGGAAGAACAAGACAAAGAATGGGAACCTCTTTATGATGCTTGTAAAGAAACACCAAATGTGAATTATCATGGAACTGTTCCCAATGAAGAAATTCGGTCAGCGTTACAACAAACACATATCCTTGCATATCCAAATGTCTATCCAGAAACAGGATGTATATCTGCAATCGAAGCAATGAGTGCAGGATGTATTGTAGTATGCCCAAATCTTGGAGTCCTTCCAGAAACGTGTGCAAATTTTGCATGGATGTATGGATTTGTCCAAGATAAGACTGAACACGCAAGGAAGTTTGCATATGTTTTGAAAGATGCAATTAATAATTTTTGGGAACCACCAGTTCAGGCTGGTCTTGCATTTCAAAAACAATACTATGATATGCACTATGATATTGAAACTACTGCAAAACAATGGACAATGATGTTAGAAACAATTAAGAATAATATTGAAAACACTAAGGAGAAAAAATCGTAATGGCAAAGAAAGTGAAAACAGAACGAAAACCGATGAAAATAAAACGTACTCGCAAGATTACGGAGGAACAACGTGAGGCTCTTCGGGAACGCATGAAAAATATGCGAAAGAAACGAAAACCAGCAGAATATAAAAATGTGAATGAACGTGTTCTTACTCTTCCAGATGATGACATTTATTCCTTTAAGAACGTTAAGGGATGGATCAAACATAACAAAGAGATGGTTGCCGCTTTAGGTAAACAGGGAAGAGGTAAATATATTGGAGAAAAAGAACGCAGAATTGCGGAAAGTCGAGCAACATCTCGTAAAGCATACATTAGATACTGCGAATATTACTTGAAATCTGGTGATTGGATTGGAATGTTTTCGGGCCAGGATGAAGAACATAAAGTAGTTCCAAGATGTGTTGCGATGGCATATTACCCTGACGGCACTCCTAAGAGGTCTGTGGGGGTGTTCTATCCCGATATTAACATGGTGTGGTCAAAGGGAATGGATGAAACAGAATTCGGGAGTTTACAAAATAGGGATTATTATGAAACAACGGAAACAGTTGCATTGACAGATAAACAATTTACAGGAGAAGTTTGATATGGCAGAATTCAATATTTTAGAAACCCTTGAATTGGTTGGTAAGGCTAAGACAAGAGAAGAGAAACGACAAGTTCTCACTGATAGAGACAATTTTGCAACTAGGGCGTTGTTGCAATTACATTATCATCCAGACGTTAAATGGCATCTTCCGCCCGGAAAACCACCATATACGCCAGGACAGATAGCAGATTCAACTCCAAATTCACTTCATTTTGAGGTAAAAAAGTTGGATTATTATGTTGATCCAAGTCCACACGATCTTCCACTACTTAGAAGAGAATCAATGTTTGTTGAATTATTAGAACGAGTTGATCCAAATGATGCAAAACTTATTCTTGCTGTTAAGGATCGAAAATTGTCTTATAAGGGGTTATCTTATAAGTTAGTTAAGGATACTTGGCCAGATCTTCTTCCAGATATTGAAGAAAAGAAAGAAGTTCCGGCTGAGGTTGTGAAAAAGGATACCGTCCCAACAACAAGTAGTGGGGGTGTAGATTGGTAACAAAGCCTTGGTTGAACGGTAAAATTGCATAAATATAACTACATTTGGTTGATGTATTGGAAATGTTATGTTTTAGTGATTGAAAACAATAACCAAAAAAGGATACAAATATGGTAAACGTAGTAAGGATGTTCCTTGCTCTATTTGCTGTACTATGGTATACTACTTCACCCACAGGTAGCGCCACCGTTCCATCTCTAATGATGTCTCCAGTTGTGATGACACCAGTTATGAAAAATAACCATATAGAGATTGCGAAACCGAGCTATTTTAAGCCCCTTGAATATAATATTGTTAAGTATTCTGATGCAGACGTAAATTGTCTTGCAAAGAATATCTATTTTGAGGCAGGGGTGGAGAGCACAGCAGGAAAACTAGCAGTAGCAAATGTAACGATCAATCGTGCAACTCATGCTAATTTCCCTAATACCATATGCGGCGTAGTGCAAGAGGGCATACACTATTACAATGCTAGTAAAGATGAACATTTTCCTGTGAGAGATAGATGTCAATTTTCGTGGTACTGTGATGGATTGGGGGATAATCCAAGAGAAGGTAGAACGTGGAAATCTGCACAAGAACTTGCAAAAAAAGTTCTTATTAATTATTATGACAAAGCACTAATTGACATAACAGATGGTGCAACGCACTATCATGCAAATTGGATGGAAACATATCCAAGTTGGAGTAAAAAGAAGAAAGTTATGGCTTCGATAGATAGACATATTTTTTATGGTCGAAAACTGTAAAAAAACGTGAAAAAAACTTGACATTTTTGTTCTAATAGGTTATAATATACATGTAACACTAGAAAAAGGAGCAAAATATGAAACATTTAGTACTTACATTATGGTTTGTTCTGTTTTTGAGTTCAACAGGTCTAGCAGGAGTTGAATATGTGACAGAAGAGGTCTGTCCTGCTCTTGCTGGATGTTGGATGAATGTGAAAACTGGCGAGTGTCCAGATTGTGTAATGGAAAGACGAGAAGTTGCACATACACATGAAGAAAAACCAGTAATAGTAGAAAAACCAGTAGTAGTAGAAAAAAAGACACCAAAAGTTGAAATTGTTGTCTCTAAGCCTGTTGTTGTAAATACGAAATCATCTAAAAAGATGTGTTTCTTTCCAGAACTTGGTTGGCCGGATATGTCCACGGGCAAACCATTGGGGGAATATCGTGAGTGTAACTGGGCAACACGAGGCGACAGAACAGCGGAAGCGATAGAAAGAGGAATAGAAGAGTGTGGTGGATATATGAATTGGACATGGACGGATGAACACCATTCCGAATATGTTTGTGGATCTGGATAATTATAAAGAAATAAAAATTATATGCCTTATTATGACTACGTTTGCGAGAAATGTGGCGAGGATTTTGAAGAGTCCTTGCCCATAGCTCGAAGGGATGAACCCACCAAAAAACCATGTCCGATTTCTGACTGTGATGGTGAAGTTAAAATGATGTTTGCAAAACCATATGTTGGTGATCCTTGGCATTTTGCAGGGAAAAAAATCGATGATGGATTCAAAGATAGACTTAAAGAAATAAAAAGCAAACATTTGCACAGTACAATAGATACTCATTGATATATGAAACAGTTTAATTATGATCTTCTTGAAAATCGAAAAGATCAATTAGAACAAGACAATTCAAGTGAAGATAGGGTATATCATTCTCCGAATGGTACATATCCATCTATCACGAATCTTCTTTATCATATGATTTCCAAGCAAGGTATTGAAGCGTGGAGAGAAAACATTGGAAAAGAAAAAGCGGACAAAATTTCACATCGTGCCGCAAGGCGTGGTACTAACATTCATGGAATACTTGAAAAATATTTACGTGGTGATAAAAACTATTTAAAATTAAAAGATGGTAAGAGTAGTGTAATGCAAGAGCATAAAGAACTTGTTCTTGCAGGCATACCACAAATTGATGCAAAGATTGATAATATTCGTGGAATTGAATTGTCAATGTGGTCAGATCACCTTAAAGTTGCAGGAACTTCAGATTTAATTGCAGATTATAATGGTGAACTTGCAGTCATTGATTGGAAGACAGGAAGTTATGTCAAAAAAGACGAATATGTTTTTCATTATATTTTACAGGGAACCGCATATTGTCATATGTTGGCCGAAATGTATAAACTGGTTCCGAAAAAAATTGTGATTTGTACACTTATTCGTTTTAATGATCCAAAAAAACCAGTACCATTTATGGATGGTGATAAAGTTGTAGATTTACTTGTTGATTGGAAAGAATATAATCCTGAAGATTATGTTGATGAACTTCTCAAAGTATGTAAAGGATATCATTTTAGTAAAAATGGATAATATAAATATTTACGTATTGATGACATTAGTGAAATAGACTAGACAAGACGCCGGTTCGACTCCGGCCGCCTCCACCAAGAACCTATGAGTGATATAGTAAGTTTTCTAGAGAAAAGAGAACGGAGTTTCCTTGAAAGGCTCCCAACACACCAACGCATGACTGCGAGGGACAACATTGGGAAGAAATCAAAGAAATCTCAGAAACACATTGTCCACGAACATTTTCGCAAGGATTGGGATGCAGATTTGTGGGACTGACTCGTAGTTTGTTGATGGGGGCGTATTTGGAAATCGATTGATAGTAGTAAAGACTAAGAGAGATACCAGTTGAGCAACGACTGTGAATGTGCAACAACCATAATCGCAAACAATAACGATTATACTTCCGCATCGGTTTACTACGCAATTGCTGCGTAGCCGATAGCCGAGTTAGGACTTCGGTTCGGGGGGTCACTTGGGAACAGAAGAATCCCCCTCCACCACAACGTTAGTATAAGGACAAATGGATAAAAAAATTAAACAACGATTGGGTGATGGAAAAATTAACACTTCATTTGAAATGATTGAAAATCTAGAAGAAAAATTATGGGAGAGCAATCCGATGGAAGCACTTAGACATGAAAGAATTGAAACAAGAAAGAAGTTGAATTGGTGGGCACGATTTACATTGTCTATGATTATAGTTATGACTTTTTTGTTTTTAGTATGGTTATTATTTTTTGGTGCATTGCC